AATAATGGCACAAAAAGTCAAACTTGATTTATCCCAATTTAAAGCTTCTGGAGTTTATACCTTGGAGTTCGATGCGTCAGCGAACGTCATCTTAACAACTCAGACGATTCGTCTGATCGTGGGATTCTCTAATAAAGGTCCTTTCAATGCTCCTGTGTACATCCCTGATGTAACGACAGCTCTGGCTATCTTCGGGGACATCGACAGAACACTAGAAGCGAAGGGTTCTTTCTTCCAAAGATCTATCTTCACCTGTCTAAACGCAGGTCCAGTCTTCGCTCTGAATCTACTTAGACTCAACAGCGACGAGAGCAGTCCGACTGCAGATAAAACCCCTTATTTTGGGTATTCTGTAGACACTGAGCAGCCAAACGGAATCCTTAGAGATAAGCTTTTGGCATCATACTATAATAAAGAGAGATTCTGGTATGCAGATACACAGTATTTCTTGGCAACTAGATCTATCGTGGATCAGGGAAGAATCTTCAACCTGGTAAACCTTGGTTCTACTGCTATGTCTGTTATAGTTAGAAAATCAACAGATGCTAATCCTCCCCTACAGGGATATGATATTTTTGCAATCGACTGGTATGGAGCAGGAAACGTTCCGTCCTATGTTAACCCTTATGACTATATTTCAGATTGGTTTATTGATGTAATTGCAGTTGCAGGGGACTGGACCGACTATGTTGCTCTTTCCCAAGATCCTCAGTGGAGCAGCTTCTTTACGCCTAATGGATTCATCAAGAGTCAGATGACTAACTTCTTGAATCAACAGGACGTTCAGATCATTTCCATTACAACCGGATGTTTAATTATTGACTTTGTCAACCTGAATGGTAATAACGAATACATTCAGACCCTGATCAACAACAACACACCAGGTAACGGCCTATTCTGTGCAGTTGATGAGCAAGCCCTAGAAAATCTCTGTACTAACCCATATAAAGTGGATTTAGTTGGAAACCACTTGATTGACGAGCTTTCAGGAGATAGAGATATTCAAGATGCTAAGCTTAATTTCTTGTCTTATGACCAGAACTTACTACAGGATTATCTTTACACCCAGAACTATTCAATTCTAACCGATTCGACAGGAGAAACTGGACCGGTCGGTAGTCTATACTGTCTTCCTGGCTTCAAGCCATCCGCTACTTTTGGTGGAACTGCTGGTATTTCTGAGTATGGATTCCAACCTTATAATCCCAACCTATACGTTGCAGGACTTCACTTCTTGATTGGGGTTACCGGAGCATCTGGACCATTCTCTGGAATGTCTGCAGCAGATCTTTTAGACCTTAAGGACTTCCTAACCCCTACGTCTACCTACAATCCTTATGTGGTTGGGCAAATCACGACTCTCCCTGGAGGACTAACAGGTTCCGTTATAAATCAATTCTCCCAAGGTGATCTAGTAAAACTTAAAGTTGCCAATGTTAATGAGGTTAATGGAAATCTTCAGATTGCATTTACTCACCCTCTGGACACTACCCAATATAGAAATCTCGGAGTTGTAGTAACCCCTTACGCTTCAGATTACGGAACTACAGTTTATGCACCTTACGGTATTACCGGTGACATTGGAGCAACTGCAACTTACCAGTTCGGTGCTTCCGATTCTCTAGGAATTCAATTCACACTAGGACCAGGAGGAACTGGGGCAACCTCATCTTCTGCACCGACAGGATATGCTAATGCACTAGTTGGACAACTTACAACCCCTTTCTATCAGAATGTTCTTTATGCGGAACTGCAGGACGGAGATACGATTTATCAGAATGACTTAGGAACTAATCTTCAATACCTTTCGTATAACCAAGACGTTGATAGGGACCAATATTCAATCTACTATGCATTTGGATACACTAACATTTCTAGATCTGGTAATACTTTAGAAGCTATCACTAATTTTGGTGCTTCTTTCCCTTCTATCAACACAGGTGCAACCGCTGGTTTCCCTGCAACAAATAAGCTAAATATCATTTCTTCGATCGGAAGTATTAATGAATACATCGACGTTAACGGGGGAATCGCAGGAAAGACTAGCGTTACATCATTTAAGATGGACAGCTCGTTATTTACTGTTTCTGTAGGGGATCTTCTAGTTTCTACCGACCAAGATCTATGCCAAATCGAGAACACCAACAGACAGCAGAGGCTGACTAAGGTTACTTCGGTGGCTACCACATCTTTGGGTAACATTGTAACAGTAACAACTGCAAGACCTATCTACTTCTACTCGGGGGGAAATACCGGACTTCAAGTTCAAAAGTTCCAATCTATCCCTCAGTTTACTACATCGTTCGACTTTACTTACCTGGACGGATTCCAGCTCAACGACTTCCACAGACCAAATGGAACTGATGCTAGAGTAGAGGCAATTCTAGATGTGATGTACAACACGAACATTGCAGCAACTCTTGCAACTAAGGACGTTATCTCGTTCAGATACATCGTTGATACATTCAGCGGAGTAATTCTTCCTAACTCTAAATACCAGTTGAGTAAATTGGCTATGATGAGAGGACAAGCTCTTGCCCTAATCAATGCTCCTTCGATGGCTCAATTCCAGGCTTCTGTAGATCCCAGATTTACCGCAGCACCTACTGCAGTTGATCCGTATCCATCTCTACAAACCCAGTATATTGCAGACGGAGGTAATCTTTCTCTAAACCCAACGTATACTTTCTCACTTCCCCCTCAGGCTCTAGGTGCTTCTTACGCAGCATACTACTCCCCTTATATTACACTAAGGGAGAACAACAGAAACGTAAACGTTCCGCCAGCAGCATTTGTATCTAACAACTTCGTTGCTAAGTTTGCAAACGGAGAACCTTACGCTATCGTGGCAGGTCAGAAGAGAGGAACAATCGCAGGAACCAACCTAGTTGGAGTTGAATACGACTTTACACTAGAAGACAGAGGATGGTTAGAGCCTTTCGGTATCAACCCAATCATCAAAAAGAGAGGACTTGGAGTTGTTATCTTCGGTAACCAGACTGCTTACCAGACAGTTAATTCTGCATTCAGTCTAGTTCACGTGAGAGACCTACTGATCAGCGTAGAGAACGATGTAGAACAGATTCTTTCTAACTACTTGTTCGACTTCAACGAGGATTCTATCAGACTTGAAATTAAGACTCTGGTGGACAACTACCTTGACGGGGTTAGATCTGGTGGAGGAATTTATGCTTACCAAGTAATCATGGATGCTTCAAACAACCCTCCTTCAGTAATCGATCAAAACATCGGTATCATCGACGTAATTCTTGAACCTGCTAGAGGAATCCAGAAGTTCATCAACAGAATTACTGTTACTAGAACCGGAGGTATCGCAGCAGGAGGATTTATCCAGTTTGCGTAATCGATAATTTTTAGCATCGGGAAGAATCGGATAAATATAGAAAATAAGAAAACGAACTAAATGGCTGGATTACCACATTATCAAAATTCACTGTTTGGGATAAACAATTACGAACCTGTTTACCTCAACCAGTTCGAGGTTCTAGTTACCCCTCCAGGACCGGTTTTGGGCGGCCAAATTCTTGTTCAGCAGGTAACGAACCTCAGCGGTTTAGAAGTTGATAAGACCCCTGCACCAATCGAGCAGAGATATAAGTTTGCAGTTAGAAACTATGCTGGTGCAAAGCCGGATCGGACAGTATTTGATTTGTCTCTTAGTTTTACCGTCAACTTAAATGATGCTAACTCGATGTATGTGTTTAAAACACTAAGACAGTGGACGGATTTGATTTACAATCCTCTAACTGGTGCAATGGGAGTAAAGAGGGACTATATTGGATCCATCGTTATTTCGGTCTTCAATAAACAAGGGGACGTGTTCAGAAGGATTACCTGTAAAGACTGTTTCCCTACTTCTCCACTAACAGTAATGGAGCTAGATTATCAGGCTACTGATATTTATAACGTTACTATGACCTGGGCAGTAGACTACTGGGACGATCAATTCCTATAAAATAACAAAGAGAAATGGCAGGATTACCACATTTTACAAACTCAACGGCAGGCGTAAAACTATACGAACCAGTTTATCTCAACCAGTTTGAGGTTTTAGTTACCCCACCAGCAAGTGTTACTTTAGCTAACACCAGATTCAGAGGGGAGGGAATTTTAACCCAACAGGTGAAATCAATCTCTGGACTTGCAGTTGACATTCAGCCGGGCGGAGTTTCTAGCCAGTTCTATAAGTTTGCAGAGAGAAGATATGCGGGAGGTGCTCCGGCAGATACTTCAGTTGCATTCAACATACAATTTGAAGTAAACTTAAACGAACAGAACTCGATGATCGTCTATAAAATCATGAGACAATGGGCAGATCTGATCTACAATCCATTGACAGGTGCAATGGGCATAAAGAAAGACTACGTTGGATCTATCGTGGTTTCCATCTTTAATAAGCAAGGAGATGTCTTCAGAAGAATTAGTCTAAACAACTGCTTCTTGACAGCAAACATCAACCCAATGAATCTAGATTATAATGCAGGGGAAAACCTCTACACCCTAGAAACTAGCTGGAAGGCAGACTACTGGCAGGATCAGTTCCTATAAACTTAAAAATTAAAAATAAAATGAAAAATTTATCAGATTTTAACTCTTTTGTTCAGAGCATCAACGAAGCAGCACCTTGGGACCCTAAGAAAGCCCAGACCGCTATTGACGAGATAATGAAGAGACATAAGGAGAATAAAGATGCTGAACCTACGGGTCTCAGCTTTTCTAACATCCAAAAAGTCTACGGAAAAACTGATTATCAAACTAGATTTAAAATTGCTCAGGCCCTTTTGCTAGCTGGAAAGAGTATTTTCCCGAGGTACCTATTCGGTAATCCGTCCGATGATGATAAATTCTACGTAACTGTTTATAGCGGTAAAAAGGATGAAAATTTTAAGATGGATAAAATTTCCGAGGCACTTCTAAGAGCAGTTAAGCCCATCGTTAATGACTGGAATTCTGATGACCATAAAATTGGAGAGTACACCGAGAAGACCGCTTTAGAAAAACCTTTGGTAAAACAAGCTAAAGTAGCTATAGATAAAATTCCTGGTTAATTTACCAAAAAGAGAAACTTCTACGAGACTGATATTCTAAAATAAGAATATCAGTCTTTTTGTTGTGTTGGGTATATAAAATAACAATTTAAATTAATATGGGACTAGACAATCAAGGAATTTTAGCAGGATTATCCCCTGAGGAAATCCTAGCAAGAAAAGAAATGGAAGGAGGAGTTCAGTACGACGATCCCTTCATTCCGGAATCATCCGTTATCCAAACCCCAACTCGCGAGGATTTAGAGGCAAGACAAACTCCTCTATATACGCCTCCTCATGTTTTAAATCCTTCCCTAGAAGAAATTAGATCTAGATCAGCAGCACCTTTAGATTCTAGACCTCCTGATTTAGGAAGAATTGAACCGCAAAGGGTTCCTCAGCCTGAATTTTCTCCTGGACTGGAATTTGGCTGGAAGAATCTTCCCCTATCAGTTCTACCTTCCAAGGGACTTTTTTACCCGGAGGGAACTAAGATTGCAATCAGAGCTGCAGAGGTAAAAGAAATTAGACACTTTTCGAGTATAGACGAGGAAGATTTAATCGACCTAAACGAGAGGTTAAACTTCATCCTCAGTAAGTGCAGCACGATGCACTTTCCCAGCGAAGGTGTTGTTTCCTATAAGGATCTAAAGCAGGAAGATAGATTTTTCTTGATTATGGCGATTCGAGATTTGACCTTTATCCAAGGGGAGAATAGGATCATCATTACCCCTACGACTACCTGTGGCAAGAAAGAAGCCTGTCCAATCTCTAATGGGATAGAACTGAGAACTGGAATTCTCTCCGACTATGAAATTGATTCAAGAGTGATGAAGTATTATTCCCCCGTCTCTAGAAACTTTGTTTTCCCTGTTAGAAAAATCGGAAAGGAAATTCGAATGTCTGTTCCTTCTATTGGAGTGATGGAAGCAGTTTCTTCCTTCGTAGTTGAATCGGAAAGAAAGGGAATCGAAGTGGAAGAGAGCTTTGCTAAGATTGCTCCATTTATCTTTGAAGAGTGGAGAGGATTGGATTCCAATAAGATTAATCAGAGGATGATTGAATCTAACGAGTGGTCCAAAGAGGAATTTTCCCTCTATTTTGAACTTTGTGAAACTATAAAAATCGGGACTCAACTGGACGTTAACGTCACGTGTCCCACCTGCGGTGCCGAGGTCACCGCCCCTATAACCTTTCCCGGAGGATTCAAATCTCTTTTCGTTATTTCAGATATCTTTGGAGAACTTCTTTGATCTGAAGTTCAGAATGTGGAAGGAACATGGTCTGGATCCAAACTGGATTGAGTCCATTCCCTACTATGAGTATCAGATGTGGATCGAGAAACTCAACCAAGCAGTGGAGAGAGAAAACAGGGAAGCTCTAGAAGAATCAGGAAAGAAAGAGCTCTTCAATTTTTCAAAATAGATCTTTTCCTGATATATAAAGAAAAAATAAATTGATGGAAACACCCAAAAAATTAATTCAAGAACTGTCTGATCTTACTAGAAATCTAGATGTTCTTGCAAAAGAAATTAGGGATTCCAACAAAATAAATTCAGAGTCTCAGAAGACTTTATCTAAGAACTTAGAAATCTCTGCTAAGAAAAAATCAGAAACCTCAGACAAGTCCAGTGCAGAAGCTAATCAAAATAAGAATTTTCTTGAAAATCTGGGAAAAACCATAAAGGATAGCCTTCCTGACATTGGTAAAATTGCTGGGAAGAGGGAGGAATCCGGAAAAGGGAAAATTACGAGGGATTTAGTAAGTGCAGTTGTTGGAAAGTTCCCAAATATTCCTAAAATGGCATCCGGTGGAAAAGTTAGCCGCCCTGGAGTAGCATTAGTAGGAGAAAATGGACCAGAAGTAGTTGAGTTACAAAAAGGGGATAGTGTAAATCCACTGGATAAGATGTCTCAACTTATGAAAATGGAGGATGAAGATTCTAAATCTAAAAAAACACAGTCGGGCAAAAGGTCTGCCGAGATTGTTTCAGGCTCTCCTAAATTAGGTGAGTTTGTAACAAATTCTTTTGGGGTAAAAGTTCCAGCAGACGAGATAGCCAGCTTCAAGAGCAAAACTTCCAGAGACTATGCTGATGAGATAGCTCAAGATCCTGATTTTTTAGGGGAAGAAGTAAAGTCTTTCATAGAGGGATACCGAGAAACTGTATCTGTTTCTGACGTTCAGAAGCTCTCTGTCCCTGTTAAACCTAAAGAAGATAAAGGGATTGAGAACACCGGAGGAGAACTTCAAAAATCAAAGAGGGATAAGTCCTCGAATAAAAAATCTAATCTTCAGAAATCCTTAATGGATTTTGGAGAAAAAATAAAGGTTGGATCTTCGGCTTCTATTGGGGAGAATTCTCCGAAGAAAAGCTTTAAAGATGCGGCAAAAGAAGAGTTTGGAAAAACCCGGCTCGGGTCTACCATCAACTATATTTCTACACTGGCTAAAAAGAAGCAGGATGCATCTGTCGCTGAATCGGGAATGAAGAATGAGACTACTATCCTTAAAGATCAATCTAAAGCTAAGCCAGAGGCACCAAAACCACAGGCAGAAGTTAAAAGAGAGTCTGAAGGCAAGAAAGAAACCCTTCCTGCTGCAGTTCAATCTCCAGGGTCTAAAAAAGAAGAGAACAAATCTTCCGCACCAGTCTCAGCCGGAAGTAGTTCCTCTGACAAGGGAAAGGAAGCTCCAATTTCTTCCCAGGACATCCAGGACATTAAAGGCCTTCTTGCTGCTATCAACACCACCTTGAGCGGACCGCTAGCCATCAAAAACAACAAGCCGTTCCGTCCGACGTCAAACATGTTGGAATAATTTTATATTTTCCTGGTTGATAGAATTTAGGTCCGTATATTTGATGTAAGCGATCTAAAAAACTACTAAATGACAGACTACCAAAAAAAAGAATTCCTCCAGCTGACTTTTGGAGACCCAAATAAACTAGCTCTCCCTTTTTGGAAAGCTTCCCC